GTCAAATGGCTTACCACCTTTTACAAGTGGACCCGTAACAAGGTCCGCTCTGTACTTGGTTTGGCGCCATGCTTTGATGGACTTGGTGATGCCGATCTTGCTAATGCACTCGCTGACACTTACAATGAGTGCATGATGGCTGTTGCCATGCGAACTACTGATCCTATCGCCAAATATGCTGCGCTCCACTCGTGCATCACCTCGCTTAACATGCTTGCGAAGTGTTGCGCTCCACTCGGGTGGGAAGTCAAGTCCAAAATTGCAGACTGGCGTGTTCGTGTGAATAAGTCTCTTGAAGAACTTCGCGCTCTCGAAGCTGAGTCTCGCCCTGAGTGTCAACATTATTGCTTTGTTGGCCCTCCTGGTGTTGGCAAATCGACTTTCATCACTCGTGTTCTCATACCTCTGATCTGTGCTCGCTATTACCCTCAAGCTCCCCAAAACATGCTGGTCCACAATAAGTCTGGCCGGTACTGGGATGGAATAACCAAGCTGACTCAGATTATCGTTAATGACGAACTTGCTGGAGATTTCTCTGAAGGGTGCCTCATTGGAGAGGTGCTCAAGATCTGTTCTTCGGCTCGTTACACTCTCGAGTTTGCTGCTTGTGAGGAAAAGGGAATAAACCATTTCTCTGCTCAATTCCTCATCACAGCAATGAACCAAATCACTCCGACGAAGGCTCTTGATGAACTGAATATTGATAAGGATGCCTTTCGTCGTCGACAAACCGCGATTGCTTGCCGGTTTCGTACCGACTTGCTTAGCGAACAACAACGTAACGACTGTACTTGGAATAACGCCCTCATGGATGGGGACGGAGTTTTTCGGCCAGTGAATCCGGACGATCCACAAGGTCTGGATTTACTTGAATTTGCTTTTGTTCCGATGCGCGAGGCCCAACTGCGCGACCGACCTACTACACCTGGTACTTACAATTGGTTGCGAATGGGTCCGTTCATGGTTGAACTTTTCAAACGCATTGACGCCCGCATTGTTGCTGGTGGGAAATTGGTTGAAGAATGCTCCGTCCAGAAACTTGCCGACAAGTTGAATATTCGACAGTTGATCCCTGGTATGGCTCAAGAATACAATGAGCCGCCACAACTCCAACTTGTTGATGGCAAATGGACATTGAAGATACCTGAAGGCCCTGCCGTTGCTGAAGCGGCTTCCGAACCTCCTCCGTTTACCCTGGATGAACTCAAGTCTGTTCTTGGACCTGATGTTACTGAAGACAATCTTGCTGTTGTGAATGATACTGAAAATTGCCAGCTCATAAACTGGTATAACGACAGCAAGTTTCGAAGTCTCGATTCGATCCGCATAGCTTTACACATGCAGCGTGCCTTTTCAAAGAAGTACGCTTGGTTCAAGTTCTTTGGAATCATATGCGGTGCGATTGTCGGGATGGGCTCGGTGGTCTATTGTGCTAACTTTATGGCTGATTTCTTTAAGTCTGTTCCTGGTGAAGCACAATCTGGATTTGTTCATCACTCACGCAAGGTCGTGGCCAAGTCTGGCAAAGTCCCCACTGTTGTTGGACCTTTCAACAATCGACCCTCTGCCAGTGCTGAAGCTGCGATCAACAATGACATCGTCAAACTTGTCTCTGCAAACATGTGTCAAGTGAATTTTGACGCGTCGCGGAGTACTGGCATCGGTCTTGGTGGTAAATACGTTTTGACCACGTTCCATACCTGTGCTGGGATTCTTGAATCTTCTTCGACAGTCCGTACTTTGACTGTTACCATGCAAAATGGGCTCAAGTGGGTTGTTACTATTACCCCTGAGTTCGTTGAAACTTGTTTCTATTCTGAAGAAGGTGATTACATTGTTTTCCCTCTCCCTCCACAAGCTCCTCATTTCAAGGACATCACGCGCCATATACTTTGCGCTGAGGATGCCATTCCTTATTTTGGGCAGCCTCCTGGTGTTTTTGTCTCTCTGCGCGATTTGCAGATTGAAAGAACTGTCATTCCTGTCTTGAGTAAGGACAATATGGACAATACTCGATCGTACATTGATCATGAACATGATGTTTGTCTTGAACTTTCCACGTCTGATTCTTGGACATATGCAGCAACGACTTATGCTGGTGATTGTGGCGCTCCTGTTCTTGCCACTCTCTCCAATGCTACGAAAGTCGTTGGTTTTCACTCTGCTTCCTGGGCTGCTTCTGGACAAATGGGTGCTGGTTGTGCCCGCATCATGCCTACTCGACAGGTGCTTCTTGCGGTTCATGAACTAGCAACTCCTCCGGCTCCCAATTGTGTCCTGGCTCGTGAGATCATTGAATCAGCTGATGGACCAGCAGTGGCGCAATCTGCCACCTACCGGTCCCCAGCTGAGGTCAATATCGTGCCTCGTAGTCCCGAAACTGTTCCAGGTGGTCTTTCTGACCGCTTTATCGAGATGTACAAACATGACACCAATCCTCATCGTGCCAATCCTGCTACCAAATACGTGCGAACTGCGCACGCTGGTGCTTTTCCTTCTGAGAAACTTCCGGCAGTACAGGGTGTTGCAACCCAAGTATTCAACGGAACGAAAGGACGCATCAAAGAGATTGCGCATACTTTGTGGGGGCAGATCAATGAATTTGCTCCTGCGCATGTCACTTCCACAACCTACACCGAAGATGGTGAATATGGGAAGAAACTAACTCCCGGCTTCCAAGGTCTGCGATACGCTTTAGGGCGTGTCAGCGGACTAGCTGATGCTGGGTATGTGTTGAAACCCAATGAAATCATCAACGGTGCTCCTGGAATCGAGCCCATGGCACTTGACACTGCTGTGGGCTGGCCCTCGACAGGCCCCAAGAGTGCGTTTGTTGTAGAGAAAAGCGAAGGCGTTTGGGCGTTCCGCCCCGACGTTGCCGATATTTTGGAGAAATCCGAGAATTGGCTTCACGATCGCCGCTCCCTCGAAGGCAACAAGCTCTCTGATCACTATGTTTTTTATGCGATGACCAAGGATGAAGTTTTAAAGCGTGAGAAAGTGCTGCCCGGCTTGCAATATAAGCCCCGCAGCAAGGCTATTGCTGAACTCTTGGCTCAGGGTATTTGCCTCGATAGAATCAAAGAGGCTTGTACCTACCCTGATACCCCGCTGGACAAGTGGCCCCCACTTGGCACGCGACTCGTTTCCGCTTCAACAATGGAGACGAGTTATTCTATGCGTGCCGTTTGGGGCAATGTGTTTGGCTTTTTGCGACGCTCGCGCAACCACCGGTATAACCCCATTGGGGCTGGTTTCAGTCCTTTTAGTGGTGACGCCGATTGTTGGGCGAAGTGGATTCAACGATTGTCGTGTGGTGAGGCCAGAACTTTATGCCTTGACCAACGACGTTTCGACAAGAAAGTCGTTCTGTGGACTCTCCGCCGGATTTTGCTCACTTTGCGTGATGCAGCTGGCGATGATGACGCGGAATGGCGCGAGAAAGCATACGTCAGTGCCCACCAACTTGAGAGAGCTTTTCTCGTTTTGGGAGATGGTGTTTACCGCTCCCTTAATGGTCTCTTCTCAGGTGCTTGTGGCACCGAGGTCTTGGGCGCCATGTTATTTAAGGTGCTCTTGACCTCTTTTCTCGCAGAAAAGAACCCGAATCTCAGTCCTAAGCAGATTGAAGACTTGATCTTCTGCAAGGGCGTGGGCGATGATGCGCTCATAACCATTGCGATTTGCCTCTACTGTCCTCTTGATGAGCTTGAGCCATGGATGGCGTCGATGGGCTTTACGCTCACTGACGCCGACAAGGGCTCGGCTATCCGGTGGAGGTACATTTCAGAAGTGAAGTTCTGCTCCCGGACGTTCAAACATACTCATGGTCGTTGGGTTCTCGCTCTTGACGAGTCGTCAATTCTTGCGCCCTTTTCATGGCGCAAGTCGACCGTTTCGAACGATGTTGCTTTTCAACTCGCCTACGACCAAGCTTGCTACGAGATGGCGCTGCACGGGCTTAAAGCCTTTGAAGATTTCGGGAAAATGATCGCCGATGTCGCCAAACAATGCGACTACGACGTTGAATACCATTCCTTTGATCAAATCATGGGTGAAATAAACCGTGCACGCGACACGTGCTCACAGGAGACTACTGTTCCACGTTGCTATTACTATCCAGAGCGCCGTTCTGATGGACGCCCGGAAGCACGTGGTTTTGGCCTTGCTGAGTCCGCAGATGAACTTCTAATTGACATGGATTCGGCGTACAAGACCCAGGCCGTTTACGCGTCTTGGAAGTACGCAGAAGATCTGCGCCTCGGCATGGAGCCGAACCACGCGTGGTGCAAGTATATGTTGACATTACACGCCGTGCCTGGTGCTTCTGAGCACGGTGTAGTGAATGTCCCTGTTGACTGCGCGAAAAGACTCGCGTGGCTTGCCTACAAGTTGGACCTCGAACGTGGCGTTGAGCCAAAGCTCGCTTGGGAGAAATACCTGACCGAACTGGGCCCATTGCCTGCCTCGGCGGAATCCGCTGTTGATGCCGAGGCTGCGAAAACCAGTGGTGGTTCGTCTGCACTCCCCGCCTCCAAGAATAGTTCACATCCCGTTGCCGGCATGGTTGATTCTGTGTTCGACACTCTTGGTGATGTGGCTGGCCTTGTTGAGAAAGGTTTGAGCTTCGCATCCATCTTTGGTTTGTGCAGGACTCGTGCCGATAATGGCATGCTTCGTATGTGCCAGTTTCCACTTGGTAACACGAACAATGCCTATGGCAACAGTTCCGCCCAATCGCTCAGTCTCGACAACAACTCTTCCGTCGACCCTGGTTCCGCTGTCACTGGTGGCGATGAAACTCAGTATACCAATGCTGTTATCGCCGCTCGTGAGAGAATCCAATTCATTGGCGACTGGCTTGCTGGTGATTCAGCGCCTCAAGGCACCAGCCTTGCGCGCATTCCAGTCACCCCTTGCTTTGTTGCCGCCACCTATGTGGACCCGTATGATACTCTTTATCTCAGTCCTCTTAACAAGTTGACACAGATTTACAACCTCTGGCGAGGTCGTATGTGTTACCGTATTATTATTGTTAAGCCTGCTTCTGGACTGGTTACGGGCCGCTTCGTGGTTACCTTCAATACCCTCGACGATTCTGCGGTGAACGAGATGGGCATGCAATATCTTGAATCTCAGGTTATGGACCTTTCTGCTGGGAACGAGTTCGACTTTTGTGTCGACTTCAATTACCAGCGTCCTTTCGCTGAGTGCGGCCCCCTCGTCACCACCGATCGCTATATCAAACGCTGTCACATTGGCATGTTGGACTTTGTTGTCCTCAACTCTCTTGCCGGCGGTACTGATTGCAAGATCATCGTCAAGATGTGGATGGAAGATGCAGAATTTCAACTGCTGAATTCAGACCGCATCTCGATCTATCGTCCCTCTCAGCCGAGCTTGTTGGCCGGTACAGAAGTCGTCAAAATTGACGAGCCCTCCAACACTCAAGTTCTTGAGCTTCAGCAAATGCTCAAGAACGCTCAGAAGGAAGAGGATCGAAGCAGGATTGTTGCCGCCATTGACGCGATCATGTCGCGGGTTCCTGGTGTTGCCCAATCGTCCGTTGACGGTGGCACGGTGAAAATCGAGTCGCCTCAAGCGGATACTCAGATGAGCACAACGGTTGGTTCGTCGATTCCGAGGTCTTTGCAAATGCTAACGGCGCCTAACGTTGCAGGTTTGAACATTCAAGCCTTGGAACGCCCGGTTCCAGTGTATAGCACGAACCTCCTCACGACAACTCCACCCGGCGTGCTCGCTGTGTTGAGCCTCCCAACTGATTGGCTTAGCGTTGCTGTGGCAGCGGCCAACCGTCTTTCGTTCTTTCGATACGTTCGCATTGAGAGTTTTGAACTTACCCTCATGCTGAACGGTACTATTCAACAGGGATGTTATGTCGGTTTGGCCTTTGCCCCGCTTTCGCAGGTCATTGGTCCCTCGACGACGAACGAGAACATTTATTCTTTGAGTGGCTTCCCCGGTGCTTTCGTTAGCGCTGTGGGTACACAAGCCAAACTTACTGTTCCGTTCATCAACGTCAATGGTCAGATTGCCCTTGCTGGTGATTCTGGCGACGAGTTCGGCAGGGTTCTGGTAGTTAATTATGTGAATAAGGTCCTTATGCCTGGTGTTGCTGACTCGCTCGAGCTTACTGTTCTTGCTCGTGCGGTCGGCGTTCAACCCATTGGACCCACAATACTCGAACCCGCTGGTACTACTCTTCGCCAAGCGACCAATGAGTTTCGTGATCGTCGCGCAGGTGCAATTGTTCGTCGTGGTCGTCAGTATCCAGACCCCCGTGGTCCTGCAACGGCACAATCAGCCAACGCCGGATCGGGCGGAGGCCTGATGGAAGTTGAAGTTCCGACCGTGCAAGATGCCTCTTCGGCCCCCGCTATCATTTCGGGAACCGCAAGTGAAGGTGCAAGCCGCATGATTGTGGGTGAGCAGTGTGATTTGAAAAACGCACTTTCTCGTCCTTGTTTCTTTCTTGTGACTCAATCCAGGTATACAGTTGGGATGTTGGGCGTCATTGGTGTTGCGCGAAGCCGTCTGGAGATACAGACGGGATTGCGCCATTATAGTGGCATCCACCCCGACTTGATTTCTTGGGTTGCTGAGATGTTCCGTTGTTTCCGTGGGGACATTGAATATTCGATCTATATTCCTCAGGTCGA